AATAGTGGGGATAAATCTGTGTTTTGGTTCGTGCTTACCATATAAGCTAAATGGTCTGGCTATCATTACTGGTACGCCATAAGTTCTAGCGTAAGCCTGACAAAGTAGCGACCCTGCCCCCTTAGTAGCTTCATAAATAGTTTGAGGGTCTAAATAATCTTCCTCTGTCATAGGGTGATCTTTACGACCATATTCCGATGATGAGCCAACGTATATAAATGCCCTCAGGTTTTTAAGCTCTCTGGATGCTTCTAATAAATCGTGTGTTAATTTGATATTAGACTCGAACATCTTGTCCTCGTCATAAATCTCTGCTGCGAAATGAAATATATATTCTGGATTATATCGTATAAGCGATTCAACAGTATCTTTACGATTGTATAAATAGGTTGGGTTTTTAACTCTTTCAAGAAAGTGTTGTCCTAAGAATCCTGTGCTTCCCGTACAATAAACCTTACCTTTAATCATAGCTTATTATAACATAGTCGCTACGCCTGGATTATACCCTCCCAAACTTCGCAGAATTGCGTTTTATTTCATCTGCTTTACTAAGAAACTCAAAGTGTGCTGCAACCAACGCTACACGATTGGCTTTACGATCTGTTGGGTCTGAATGAATCATTTTTTCTACACTTTTCATTTTAGCCTTAACTGCTTCTATTGTGTTATTTACCTCTCCTGTTTTAACTAAGTGATCTATGTAGGTTTCTATTGTTTTGACCTCTGCATTATAGAGTTCTCCCTCGTTCCAATAGTTACCTAGATCGAAGTAATCTACTGAGAATGGCTTGCCCTTTTTAGTCTCGTATTCTGAATAAGGTGGCTCTACACTTGTTTCTGCTCTAACAGCTGGATCTGCTACATCCTTAAATGTTGAAGTATCCTTAGCTTCTGTTTCTGTTACTGGTGTTGCTACTGGTTCGTTCATACTACCTCTCGTCTGTATTTTTGGTTCTCTCCAACGTATTCGTGAACTTCTCTGATGTTGTCGTGGTCGTGTTCTCTGGTTGCCTTAATTAAATCCTCACGCATATCCTTGACGTGTTTTTCTTCGTGGTTGATGTTGTACATTGCTTTGTCTATAGATATTTTTTCACTCTCATTAGTAGCTGTTTTTCTCATTGCTATTAATTGTTCCATATCAGCCTGCCTACCTTTCCTAGCGTAATTCTTGTAGTTAACATATCCCTTAGATGCTTCGATCTTATGTCCGCATATAGAACAAGTATTGCCATTGTTTGATATCCATAACCAAGACTTAGTATTGCCAAACACAGGAGTGTGACCTTTTAGTAAAGAACCACATCTTCCTGTTAGGCGATACATTAGTTTCCAGAATATCTTATTAAATCTTTTAAATGCCCAGAGGTCTAATTTCAGGTATTCAGATAATAAAAAAGCCCCAATGGGATGTCTAAGGTCTTTTATTTCTTGTATTGTTGGAATGTCTATTTTTATTGTTCTAATCATATTGGGTCTCCCCCCATATTATAACGTATGAGGGGAGTGTCCTTATCCCTTAGCCAGGGAACTTACCTGTTAATACCCAATTACTATTCAAGAGTGTAGAAGCGTAAGCTCCTGCCCATGAAATGTATGTCAAACGACCTGCAACGTTGCCACTATCTGCACTGTTCACGATGTAGAGTTTTGGCATGTCACCTTCTAGGTTGACAGTACCGAAAGCATCTCTTCCGTGAACATATGTGTAGTATTGAACAACTGTACAAGCAGCGTCAGACGCACTACCAACACCAGAAACTACTTGCCCATTGAGCAAGAATCTGATTTGGTATAACTCACCCATTTCACCCTTGTAAAGTTTCTTTACGTCTGAGTACGTCTTGGAGTTTACCCAAGTTGTATCTCCGAGTAGAGTTACTTTATTTTGTGGTGTAGCCTTACCGATGTAAAAGCCATCTTCGTAAGTTAATGCTCTGTTTTGCTCTAGAGTTTTAACCATGTGCCTACAAGCTGAAGCATCGAGTACGTCTGCTGCTACAACTGTGGAAACATTGTGTCCATTGTTGAAGAAAGCGGTTGCACATGCGAGTGTATTACCTGTAATAGCATTGATGGTTTCACCCATGTTCTGACCAAATGCTCCAATCATTTCCTCCATATTTTGATCAATACTTGTTAGTGAGATCAATTTAGAGTTAATGGTGGTTGCACCGTATTCAGATAGGGTTACTGAAACTGTAGAAGCTGTGACTGCACTTGCTGAAGGGTTTGAGGCTTCTGCTAGAGCTGTCGTGCTGATTGCCAATGGTGACAAGCGAGTGAAGTTGATAGTTTTACCACTGTTTTTAGGGTGGTTTCTTTTCATTGCTCCTTGATCATTGACGATTTGAACCTTAGCTCTCTCTAAAAAGACCTTTTCATAGTAGGTCATCATTTCCTGAGTTAAGACTCCTGTTACGTTAATTTGTGCCATATATTTTATCTATTTTATGTCGGATTAATACTCCTTCCCGACCGACCTATTCTGCGTACCCAAGTCTATTACGCATTTCTTCTACTGATAAATCTTCAAACTTTGTATCTTCCGTTTTATTTAAAGAGGGTCGAATAGCTGATTGAGCTACTTGCTTGGAGATAGTAGCTCTCTCCCCTGCTTCCTCTTTAGATGCTTCTCTTTTAAAGATCTTCATCTGTTTATCAACAAATGATTTTACTGATGCTGTTGGGTCGGATTTAACCTTTGCCTCAACTGCTTCATAAATTGCATCTGATAACTCTGGATCGAAATCGTCACTATCTGGATCTAATTGCTTGTATTTACCGACAACTTGCTCAGTTTCCCGATTAATTCTGTCGATTGTGGCGGATTGTCTAGCTCTGAAGTCTGCCATTTGATTAGCTTGTTGTAAGATACGTTGTTCACGGATCTTCATTCGCCTTTCAAGTTCAACTCCATCTATTTCTTCTCCTGGTCCTACCAAAGGCTGATCTTCTTGCTGGTTATATTGTGGTGCATATTGACCACTTGACCCTACTGGGGTTGTCAGTTCAGCTATTTTGTCCTGTAGAGAATGGACCTTTCCACTAAGCTCTCTTATCCTAGATTGTGCTCCTTTCTTTTGAGTTACTTCCTGAGTAGATACATCCTCAGTTGTTTGATCTTCTACTGGCGATGTAGTTTCAGCAGTTTCTTCTGCTGGGGGGTTTAACGCCTCATTTTGGTCATCAATCATGATGTCCTTTCTTGTTAATACACACCTGTCTCGTAGTGCGATGGTACGCAAATATTCGAGTAATTAATTCAAATACTTGCCTTATCCCGCAATATCGGTTTGCCTTCCTCATCCTCTCCAACCATCACTTTATCTATTCCTATGTATACAGCGTGGTGCAATATACATTCCCGACATACCAAATATATTCCTTGTTGTCTCCAGATGTGATTACCCTCTGGAAAATAACTTATATTGTTAACGAACGACTCAGGCTGTTCTTCTTCATTTTCTTGGTTCGATTGCTCGGTTTGCATCGTCTACCTTTTCTATTACCTGGTCTAGATAAGACTTAGCTAATGTAGTAACTATTGTCTTTTGACCTATTTCTTCGTAACTTGCTCCGCTCTGCATAGCGTTTGATAAAAGAGTATCTAGTCCACCTTTAAGGCTTTCGATATATTCTCTAAGAACTCCCCAACCTGCCATAAGCGATAGATCATAAAGTGCTACTTCTTCTTTTTCCTGTATAGGTTTCTCATCTTCTTTTTTAGTAAGTACCTTAAAATCTCTGAAGTAATCAGGTTTAATTGCGTTAGACATTTAAATTGCTCCTTGAGGTGGCATACCTCCTGTTGGTATTCCTTGTTCCATTCCTGGCTGAGTTGGTATCTGATTCATAGGTGGTTGCATCATTTGTTGTATAGCCTGATTGAATTGGTCTGCTTGTTGTTTAAGCATTTGATCTGTTTGGAACTGTCCCTTATCTCCGTTAGTTAAATCAGGAACTATTTTGTCCCATCCTTGAATACCTGAGTTAGATAATATTCGGGTAACGAGTTCACTTACCTCTACTCCCCTACCCTCTTGCTTGAGGCGATCTATGAGAGGGGAGGATATCTCACCAGTTTGATTAGGTGCTAAGTTCTGTGTTAGAAGTGAAAGGGTAGAGGTTAAATCTGCTTGCTGTTCTGATTGATCTCTTAGGTATGTAGAGCCTGAAACAATCTCATAATCAAACAACATATTCTTAAACTGACCTTTACCTATTTTAATCTTTCCAGTCTTTTCGTTGTACATTTCTTTAAAGTCTGGGTATTGTGCAAATAGTTCATCTATCTCGTCTTTGAATAATCTAATTTGTAAAGCCTTTGGTTGTTTTTTAGTAATAAGGGTGGCAAATCTCTTTAACACTTTAGATAAGAACTCCTCCATGTAATAACGGTCGGCTGAATCTCTTGCTCCCTCACGTTGAGCCTGCATCTTTAGAGCCTGTGGTGTCTTGCCCATTAACTGACTATCAGTTTCGCTTGTATTTGTATATGAAGTTCCAAACTGTTGTTGCAGTGAGCCATAGATAGCTTGTCTAGTGTTGTTAAATGTGTTAGTTCCCTGTGGTGTTAAGTTAAGTACCTCTGCAAAGTTAGTGTCTACCTTACCCAACCATTTCTCAGCGGGACCCCATTTAATTGAGTTTTGTGCTGCTATTCCATTTTTGTTTAATTTAACTGGTGGGAATATAGACATTTTAATTGCACCTGCATATAAGTTCCAAATCCCATTAAGAGCCATCTGTTGAGATTTACCTCTTTCACTATCTCCCATACCCTCTGGATCATCTATTAAAGGCATTGAGTATTTCTCAATTACTGGTAACTCCCCATCTTCGTTAGGGTTATCCATATCTCTAATAACAATGTCAGCACCTGGTACATAATCTACCCATCTATCTCTTTCGTACATTGAAAGAACCTTAAAGAATCCTGACTTCTTAGCTGCGATTGCTTCGTTATATTCCTTGAACTCTCTGGATGTTTTATCTTTGAAAGTTCTGGTTGCCTTATCGCCTGCGATATCCTCAAGCATCTTGATAACTTTATCAACGTCTTTATATCCGTCTGTTTTCTCGATACTCTTAAACCACTCAATAGACTTCCATGTTCTAATTACAATTCTGTCTGAGTCCTCTAGTGATACTGCTCCTACTTGTTTGAATACATCTCTTTTATTAAGTAGCCACATATCAGGACCAACATATCCATCTTCTTCAGCTACCCAATCAATAAACACTGGAAACGTACCATATATATTTGAATATAGGTCTACCATTCTGCATTTAGTTAAGAAGTTAAATTGTGAGTTAGCGTTAGGTAGAACATACTTGTCGATAGTCATGTTCATTAACTTGGTTGAAGCCTCATCGTCTTTACTCATGTTCTTGAACTTACCTGTCATCAACTGAGCCATAACTCTGTTTGATCTTTCAATCTGCATTGTAGAAAGAACTGGATCGAATATCTCACTCTTTGTTAAAGCTGATACGCTATCTTGTAATTCGTTGTTAAATAGTTTCTCGTAGTCATCGTATTTGGCTCTTTTCTTGTCAAAGAAATTCTCCCATGCTGTGCAATGATTTAATATTTTTTGGGATAGTTCGTTCATAAATAAAAAAAGCCCTGGCTCTTTCGAGTCGGGCTTTAAGCAAGTAGTCTTAATACCTTAATACTTGTTATATTAAACTAATTAATATTTCTTGTCAAGATTTGGGTGGTTTATACTTCTTACGCCTCATTTTAACTAGCCTGGCAGTCTGTACTACAGGTATTCCGTTCTTTATCACTACAGTTAGGGTGGCAGAGCCATAATTCTGCTTACGCACACTCATATCTATAAATCTAATTAGTTTTTGGTGGTTTAAACTCAACATAGGTTTCATTTTCGATTACTAAATAATCGCATATATTACCTTCATTTATCTTGAATACACAAGTAAATACTCCATTATTCATATCCGCCATATCTTTAACCATATCCACATAAACAGGTGAATTGTTATTATTATAAGATAGTTGAATATACCATCTCTCAATTAAAGTAGACTGTGTCATCAGGCAGGTATCCTTCATCTTCAACTAGGTTGAACGATTCTATCCCATATCTTATCGCATCCATTGAGTTAGACCACTCATGCACTCTATCATCGGGTTTTCTTATTGTCTTACCATTCTTATCTACCATCCACATATAGTTTCTATATGCCTTTAGTGTTCTCACACTTCTTGACGTGATACTAATTGGTTGAGCCTGAACGTACTGTATACCAGCATCAACACTACCCTGTCCTTTGTTTGCTCCTATGATTGGTACACCATAGTTAGCTATCTCCTCTATTGATTTGGGTTCTGCACTATCAGCTATAGTTATAATTGACTTATCATCCAAGAGAAGTAAATCTGCTATTGATTTGTTTGAGAGTCCTTTTTGATAGATTATCTCGTCTAATATTATTCCTCCGTTATACCTATAAATATCTACTGCAACTGTAGGATCTACTGAGTATCCAAAGTCTAATCCCCTACGTTCTAATCTAGCTTCATGTGGTATCTCGTCTATTATCTTCCAGCCTGTATATATTCTACCTTCTATCTCTCCTAAGAGTCCTAATCCATAAACACGCCACCAGTTCTTATTAACCTTTTTACTCTCTATTGAATCTATTATTGTTTGGGGTAGAACCTCTAAACAATCTAAGTAAGTAAGAGTTAGAAAGTCGTGATCTACTACATCTTTAATCTTATCGTAATACCAGAACTCACTACTAGGATTCCAGTCAAGCCAAACATATTCTTTTGTTCTAACTTCTAACTGTTCATAAATAAAATAATCAATGTTATTAGCCTCATTCATAAAGAGTACATCTCTACGAGGACCATGAGCCTTACCTAGCTTATCTATTGAGATGAACTTAATAACTGAACCTGTTTCAAACGTGTAAGCATGTTTAGTAGAGTTCCAGGCATCGTCTTTCCAATAACCTCTGTCTATCATTATGTTTTTAAAGTCTCTTATAGCTCCGTCCTCTAAATGAGGGTAGGATTCACTCATAACATCTATCTTCTTGTTCTTTGATGATTGTGCGTAGTCTATTAACCACACTAATATTGAAATTGTTTTAGAGGCTGAAGTACCACCACACACTGCTCTTATTCTCTTACGCAACGAGAATATCTTTTGAGTAGCTTTTGTATCTTCAAAGTTAAACTTTTGATTTTCCGCCATAGATAGGGTTTGGTAATGTTACTGTTGCATCTATGGTTTGTTTAGCCATACCCTCTAATCTATTATTTATTTCTTTTTGGGCTGCTATATCTCCACGCTTTGCCATGTCTACTAATTTCTCGTAAACGTATTCTTTATCAGTCTTACCTTCTTTATCAGTTCTTTCTAAGGCTTCTTGAATCAATCCCTTAATAGTCCACGCTTTTCTTGGAGGACCTTTTCTATTGATTTTTGGATCACCTTTTTTAAAGTAGTTTGCTGGGTTTGACATTTTCTGTTATTTTTCTGTTAATTTATCATACCATATCCGTCTAATCATTTAAAACTTCTACAGTTACCTTTAATACACTATCGTGCGGTATAGCAAGTAATTTAGCTATATTTAACTTTTCGTACTCGCCTGTTTCAAATGTAAAAGAGTAGCTACCATCGGTTTTTTTAGGACCTCTAACATAGAATGAATCTGCTTTAATTTCTACTTTCATAAATAATTTAGTAGCTTCTACCTCTCCAACTTGTTACCTTACCGTCAATTATATTTTGTCTTGCGTTTAGGGATGTCAGTTTGGATCTGCACTCTTTGCTACAAGTTAG